GAAGAATCCGAAGGCCGGGGAACTACGGCTCACCAACGCCGTCCACGCCGTTGTCGGAGGCCGTCGCTTCTGGGTACGCGAGAGCGTAATGAGGCTTGCCGGGATCGCAAACGCGACGAAGGAAACGACGCGATGAACATTCAGGACATTATGCTCCGCGACATTGCGGACGAGGAACGCAAACGCGACGAGCGGGACGCGGCCAGCGCGGGCGACGAGTGCGGCTTTCCGTGGCTTGCCGTTGCCGTGTGGCTTGCGGTTGCGCTTGCCGCATTGGGCGCGGCGTTCGCGGGCGGTATGTACTTCCAGAGCCGCCGCGCCCTGAAAGCCGACCGCGACTTCGCGGCATGGTATGCGCGCGTGGAACGCGAGGCGACCGAACGCGCCCGCGCCATGAGCAACTACGAACTTCTGAACGCGACGGAGCGCAAGGACGCGCCCGCCGCCGACAGGTAAACCAACAACCGAAAGGACGACACACAATGATGAGACAAGAGTACATCGCCGGGCTTGAGGAAATCCGCAAGCAGACGATCAAGATCGGACAGGCTTTCGCCGCCGTCGATTTGACGGACGCGACAGGCATGGAGCGCGACCGCCGGAAGAAGACGGCGAAACTTGTCGGCGACCTTGCCGACCGCCTGTACGAAGACATCGCGATCAGCGCGAAGGTTGCGGCAGACAAGGCCGAAGCCGGACAGGGCGAACAGGACGACCTCTTCGCGGCGGCAGACCGCAAGGAGAAGGCCAGAAGCGCGGCGAAGACGGCGGCGGCGGAAGCCGAGGTCGTGGACGTGCCGCAGATTGACCACAAGCCCCTCGCGCTTCCGGCCCCGGAGCCGACGAAGAAGAGCGGCAAGGGCGGCAAGGGCAAGAAGAACGGCAAGAAAGGCGGCGCGAAATGAGTATGTACGACGACGTGAAGGTTTCACTTTCGCTCGGCGACCTTTCCGCGATCCATTGCGCGGCGAACTGTTTGGAGTTTGCCGACGAGAAGCGCGAAGCGTTGGAGAAGCGGAACGCCGACCTCCAGATTGAGTGCGAGAGACAGGCGAAGGAAATCAACGGCTTGCGTTGCGAACTTTCGACGAGGCCGACGACCCGCGAGGTTTCGCCCCTGTTGCGCCAGAGGATCGAAAACGCCAAGGACGTACTCCGCCAGATTGTCCCCGTCGTCGCCGATTGCGACGGATCATTCGGCGAGGTTGCGGGCGACCGCTTCAATGCTGTTTATAACACCCTGCAGGAACTCTACGACGTGACAAGGGCGGAGGTGCTGTAATGGCGACGACGACAACGAAGCCCGCAGACAAGGCACAGGCCGAAGCCGCCGCGAAAGCGGCACTGGCCAAGAAGCGCGAGGAAGCCGAACTCGCCGCGAAGATCGAGGAATACCGCCGCGACGTTCCGCCGGGGATCGGCGAAGTCGAAGCGGAACTCCGCGCCCAGATTGACGAGTTGAAGCGCAAGCCGCCCGTCCACCTTTACGCCGCCATTCACGCGGCACAGGCGAAGATCGAGACGGTGAGGAAGAACGGCGAGAACCCCCACTTCCGTTCCAAGTACGCGACGCTCGACGAAATCTGGGAAACCGTGCGCGGGGCCGTGAACGCCGCCGGGCTTGTCGTGTTTTGCACGATTGAGACGGCGAACGGCGGCAAGCAACTGACGACGCACGTCGCCGAGGTGAAGAGCGGCGAGGAAATCTCCTGCTCGTTCCCGATTGTCGCACAGACGACGGGGCCACAGGCAATCGGCAGCGCGATGACCTACGCCCGCCGCTACACGTTGACGGCCATTCTGGAGATCGTCACGGGCGACGGAACGGACGACGACGGCGAAGCCGCCGAGAACAACCACAACACGCCGAGCAACGGCACGACGCGCAACCCGTCCGCGAGGGCGGCGGCAGACGCGCTCGGCTTTTAATCCACCAACCACCGAAAGGACACACAGATGAACACGAACGAGAGCGCGGCCCATTGCAAGATCGGGCCGTCCACCCTTCCGGCGCGGGCCGTTTGCCCGTGCCACGAATCCGCCCCCGGCGGCGCAGACGCGCAGAGCGGGACACGGAGCCACAAAGTCGTCGAGGCGAATATCGCCAACGGCCAGAGTTGCACCCCGCCCGACCCCGACGTCATGGGCGTGACCGAATCCCCTGAAATAATGGGGGTGAAGCCCGCCGACAACTACCTCCCCGGCACGACCGAGGACGAGATCGGGCGCGGCGTTTGGGGCGCGAACACGATCAAGCGGCTCCGCGACGAAACCGCGCCGGGGGCCTACATCCACACCGAGACGCGGGTGGAGTTTGCCGACGCGCTTTCGGAGTTTTCCGAGAAGGAGCGCGACGCCTTGCGCGGCAAGTTTGGCACGGTTGACGCCTACTGGATTGCACAGGACGGCGCGACCCTGTACGTCGCCGACTACAAGACCTACGCGACCGCCGACGGCGAGAAGGGCTACAAGCCGCAAGGCATGATGTACGCCGCGCTCCTGAAATCTGGCGAGGCGAGAAGCGCGACCGCCGTCGTGTTTTTCGTCGTCGCCGGGGGCGACCACACGGTTGCGCGGTACGACTTCGACATGGAGGCCGCTATCGGCCACACCGTCGAGACGATCCGCCGCGTTGACGCGATCCAGAGCGGCGACGTTTTCGCCACGGGCGACGAGGCCCGGACGAAGTGCGGCAAGCCGTCCGCATGGTGCAAGACGTGCGCACACGCGGCGACTTGCCCGGCGATTTCCCGCGCCGTTGCCATTGTCGAGGGCGGCGGAATCCTGACGAAGCCGCTCGCCGTGCGCATGGCCGTCGTTCCCGTTTTGGAGTCTTTCGTGAAGAGCGTGAAAGCCGAGGTCAAGGCCGCGCTCGACGCGGGGGAGCGCGTTTACGACGCGGCAAGCGGGATCGAGTACGCTTTCGCCGAGCGCAAGGGCCGGGCGAAACTGGCAGACCTTCGCGGGCTTGCCGAATCCGTCATCGTGTACGGCGTGAAGCCGGACGACTTCGCCGCCGCAGTTTCGATTTCCAAGACCGCCGTCGACGGCTTGCTGAAAGCGGTGGACGAGCGCGAGAACCGCAAGGTGAAGAAAACCGACCGCGAGGCGGTTTATGTGCGCTACTTCACCGAGCCTGGCATGGAACGGTACGTGAAGCGCATTTCGTAAAAACCCGAAAGGAGAAAAACAGACATGAGCGAACAGGCACAGACAAGCACCGGGCGGACGCGCCCCGAAATTCGCGGCAAGGTAATCGCCGTCCTTGACGAGTGGCGGAACAACGCCGGGACATTCTGGAAGCGCGAGGTCGTCGTCGAGACGGGCCTCCGTTTCCCGAACCCGCTGAAGGTATCATTCCAGAAGGAAGCGACGAGCCACCTTGACGGCGTGACCGAGGGCGATTGCGTGATAATCCCCTACGTCCTGAATGGGCGCGAGTACGACGGGCGGTACTATACCGACATCGTGGGCATGGGCCTCCAGAAGATCGTCGGCGGCACGTCCGGCGGCAATGGCGGCGCGGCCCCGGCAGCGGCGGCGGCGAAGCCCGTCCTCGGTTGCACGGCGGCGACCGCGATTGAGGAATGGGCGAAGAACCACGGCGACGACAAGGCGGGCTTTGCGGAGTTTTGCAAGCAGTTGAAGCCCGGCAAGCCGTCGAAGCAGTACACGATTGCGGATTGGGCGGACGTGGTGAACGCGATACAGGCGGCGGACGCGCAAGCGGCACAGGCGGCTGACGACGGCGCGACCGACCCCGACGACCTTCCCTTCTGATTGAGTGCCGCCGGGCGGCTGATCCGAAAAGGGCCGGACGCCGCCCGGCTTTACTTCCAACAACACGAAAGGACGACAATGTGGAAAGACCAAAATACTCGGTTCATCTTTTCGCCGGGGGCGGCGGCGGAATCCTTGCCGACTTGCTCGATGGAATCACGCCAGTTTGCGCCGTCGAAATCATGGAATACCAGAGAACCGTCCTCGGCTTGCGTTTCCCCGGCTTGCCGATTTGGGACGACGTGCGGACATTCCGCGCCGACAATCCAGAGTGCGCCGGAATGTTCGACGACCTACGAGAACACCGCGACGAAGTTGTCATTGCCGGGGGCTTTCCTTGCCAAGATATTTCATGCGCGGGAAAGGGCGAGGGCATACGCGGAGCGAGAAGCGGACTGTGGGCGGAATATGCTCGTATCATTCGCGAAATTCGACCCCGTTTCGTATTCGTGGAAAATTCCCAATTTCTTGTTTCAAGGGGACTTGGCGACGTACTCGCAGACGTGGCCGCGTTGGGGTATGATGGTGCGTGGGGAGTGCTACCCGCTTCCGCCGTGGGCGCAAGACACAGGCGCGACCGCTTTTGGGGAACTTTCCGGCGGCGGGATTGAGACGGCGGCAGAATCGGCCACGGGGCCGACACCGACCGTATTTGGCAACGGCAACCGCAGCGAATACGGCGGCAAGAGCGGCGACGGACTTGACACGGCGGTCAAGCGGGCCGCAGAATCGGCCCCGGGGCCGACACCTACGTGCGCGGGGCTTGACGGCGGCAGTAATTCGCGCAAGGCGGCGAAGCGGCGCGGGCGGTACATCGAGGGCGCGGGCGCGAAATCGGCCACGGGGCCGACGCCTACGGCACACGCCGCGAAGCCTGTTTGTAATGAGAAAGCCCGCGACGGCTTGACCTACGCCGTCGAACGCGGCAAGACGAAAAGCCACCTTTACCCGACGGTCGGCACACAGACGATGGGCGGTTGCTCCGGCTCATTCGCGAAGTTGAAGGAACTGGAAGAAATCGGGCGTCTGACGCCCGAAGAACGCCGCGCCATGTCGTCGCACCTTACAGGCGGCAAAGACCCGGACACCGCAAACTGCGGGATGCTGAACCCCGACTGGGTTGAATGGCTGATGGGTTGGCCGATTTGGTGGACGGACGTGGAGTTTTTCAACGCCGACGGCGGGCAATGCGTCATGCCGTGGCTTGACCTTGCCGACGATCCGGCGGACTGGCCGACGCCGCTGATGGCGAGGATCACGACGAAGAAGAAACACCGCGTCCCCAGAATAGAGACGCTCGGCAACGGGCAAGTGCCGCTATGCGCCGCCGTCGCTTTCGTTTGGGGCTTTGAAATTTTGCGCGTAATTGTTGAAGGAAGGAAAGCCGCATGACCACCCCATATTACCAGAGCCGCGCCGTGACGCTTTACAAGGGCGACTGCCGCGAGGTATTGCGCGAGGTTGCGCCCGGATCGGTTGCCCTGCTGCTGACCGACCCGCCGTATGGCATAAAGGTCGAGAGCGACCAATTCGCTGACGCCGCGACCGATTGGGACGACGGCGACCCGACCGAACTGATCGACGCCATGCTTGCCGCCGCCCGCCCGTGCATGAAGACGAACGGCGCGTTTTACGTCTTCGGACACCCCGGCCAATTCATGAACGCCCGCCAACAGTACACGCGGGCGGGCTTTATGCCGCTTCAGGAATTGGTATGGGTGAAGACCGCGTCGGGCGCGTTGCCGAATCAGAGCCGGGTGAACAAACAACACCCGGAAGCCCTGCGCACCTACTTTCCCGAAACCGAGCGCGTCCTATTCGGCGAGGTTATGGCGACAGGCCGCACGGAAGAGAAGGACGCGGAACGGGCGTGGCATTTGCGCGAGGAAAAGGAACACGACGCGAAGATGAAGCCGCTCGTCGAATACTTCAAAGCCGAACTCGCCAAGACGACGCTGACCGTCGCCGACGTTTGCCGACTGATGAAAGCGCGGACGGGCAAGGGGCCGATATGCGGCCACTATTTCAGCGGTCACCAGTTTGTGTTGCCGACCGAGGAAATGTACGGACACCTCCGCGAGATTTTGAACGCGCACCTGAAGCCGGGCGTCGCAGCGTGCCTGGCACGCGATTTCGCGGCCCTGGGCCGCGAGTACGAATCACTAAAGGCGGAGTACCAAGGGCTGAAAGGCGAGTGGCAAGAACTCCGCGACCAATGGGAAGCGTTGCGCCGTCCACACTTCGCGCAACCCAAGACGAAGAGCGACGTGTTGCGCTACGACGTTGTGCCGATTGCGGCACGTTGCGGCCACCCGTGCGAAAAGCCCGTCGACCTTCTGGCCGACCTGATAAAGACCTCGACGCGGGCGGGCGACCTTGTGTTGGACTGTTTCGCGGGATCGGGCGCAACAGGGATAGCGGCCAAGGCGACAGGGCGGCGGGCCGTCCTGATCGAACAGGAGGAGAGTTATTGCCAGATTATCCGGCGGCGGCTTGAAAACGACACGCCGCTCTTCGACTTCGCGGAGGGCGCGAACAATGGCTGACGAACTCACGATGACGGCGGTAGTTGACGCCATTCTCGAAGCGGGGCTACGAAACAACGACGGCGGCGAATACTTGACCCCAGAGACGCCGCTCCGGGAGATCCACTACAAGGGCGGCGACCGCACACTTGCGGGCATCGAATTTGTCTGCGCGTTCGAGAATCTTCACGGCGTGACGATCCCGAACCGCCACGCCCGTTCCCTCATATCGCGGCTTGACAACGGACGCGGGACGGTTGCCGACCTTGTGGCGGTGATCGACCGTTGGAGGAATCCGCCGCCGCGACCGAAGCGGGCGAAATTTCAGCCGGGGCAAATGTGCCTCGGCCTGTAAAACCACACACCAGAAAGGACGACAAATGCGAATAATCATAAACATCAACGAGGCGAAAGACCCCGACAGGCCCGGCAAGAAGACCGTCCGCGTCCGCACGGGCTACTATTTCAGCAGCGGCGACAAACTCCGCATCCAGAATTGCGGCGTCGAAATCTACAACATCCCCAAAGAGGGCTTCGGGCGCGGCTTTGATGGCGGTCTTATCATCCACGAAGGGGAGAAGAAATGAATATTTACATTGACCTCAATTACGCGAACGACGCGCACGGCATTGCCGCCATTGACGCCCAAGCCGTCGTCACGTTTTCACCGCGTGAAGGTTTTGACGCGGAGAAGATCGGCGAACTTGAACGCGACCTCGGCCCGTATATCTCGAAAAGGCTGAACGACGCGCTGAAGAGAGGCGGCACGAAATGAGCGAAGCGATAAAACCCGACCTTGTGTTGCCGCTTACGCGGGCGTGGTTTGCGAAAATCTGGAACGGCGAGAAGCGGACGGAATACCGCGCCGTGAAGCCGTATTGGACGAAACGGATCGGGGCGTGGATCGACGACAACGCGCCGCGCTTTATCCTGTTTCAGATCGGCTACGCGAAAGACGGCCCGCGCCTGTTGGTACAGACGACGGGCGTGGACGTTGGGCCTTGCCCTTATCCGGGATGGCGCGGCGACTTCTACCGCATCCGCTTTGAGATTTTGCAGCCTTACATGAGGGCCAACGGCGTGAACTTCCCGATGATGGAAATGCCGAGAATGAAGGAGAAAGGCGGCAAGGCCCGAATCGTCTGCCGCTTCACGAAGAAACAGGTCGTCGAGGCGTTTCAGAACGGGCCGAAAGGCCCAGACGTAAACGACCCCATATTCAGGCGCAGCCCATACACGGACAACTGCAACGGCGGCGACTGCGAACGCCACAAGTTAGGCGCGGAGCCTTGCGCGGGTTGCCCGTATTGCGACGCGGAGGGCAATATATGAGCGGCTACTTCCACACAGTTTGCCCGAAGCCCGGCTCGCCGTGGTACGGCAAAGCGACCGCCGGAATCTACGACCGCGACGGCGTGAAGGTTGCCGTCGTTCCGGCCTATCCTCACAGGACAAAAGAGGAAGCCAGACAACTGGCGCACAAACTGGCCCAGATACTAAACCAGACGGAGGCGCGTTTGCCATGATCCGGGTGAAACTTGACATCGTGCCGCCGACGGCGACCGCCCAACAAAAAGGCGTTTTCGTCCACAACGGACGCGCCCACTTTTTCACGAAGCAGAAAGTGCGCGACGCCGAGGACTTTCTGGCCGCGCTACTTGCGCCACACGCGCCCGCCGAACCGCTACGCGGTGGAATCTACCTACAAGCGCGGTGGTGCTTCCCTTATCGGAAGAGCGAACGGAAGAGCGTGACGAAGACGGGGCGGGAAATCCCGCACACGTCACGGCCTGACCTTGACAATCTGGAGAAATCGCTCCTCGACGTGCTGACCCGCTTGCGCTTTTGGGAAGACGACGCCCGTACGTTCACGAAGTCGACCGGGAAGTTTTGGGGGCCGTCGCCCTATCTGGCGATTGCCATAAAGACCGAGGCCGAACTTTACAACATGAAAGGTTAAAACTATGACCGCACAAACAGTACAAAGTGTAATCAATATGCCGGGCAACAACTACCCCGCGTTTTGTTTTATCGTTGAAATCAGAGGCACACAGGGGATGGGTACATTCGCAACGGCTGACGCCCAAGAAGCGGAAAACTTATGCCGATATATTCAGGACTTCCCCGAAGTGAAACTCGCCCTCATCGACGCGAACGAGAAGATCGACAAACTGACAAAAGCCAACAAAGCACTCCGCCAGAAAATCAAAGAGGCACAGAAATGAGAAAGCCCAAAATCTACATCGCCGGGCCAATGCGCGGCTTGCCGGACTTCAACTATCCGAAATTCAACCAGTACGCGGAGGCACACCGCGCCGTCGGTTGGTACGTTGCGAACCCGGTCGAGATCGGCGCGGACTACGGAACGCCCGAACAGATAAACGCCGACCCCGCGCTACTGGCCGCAGTAATGGCGGCGGAACTTCACGCCCTTGAAACGTGCGACGCCATCTATCTTCTGGACGGTTGGCACAAATCGGAAGGAGCGCGGAAGGAACTGGCCACCGCGATTGCCTACGGCCTGAAAATCTACCTCGCGCCTGTCGTGTACATCCCGCTTATCCGCCACGAACCATGACCGACGAAGCCTTCCAGACGCGGCAGCGCGGCAAGTACGCCACCGCCCTTGCGAATCTCATGCCCGGAACGCGGGACGCCGGGCTTGTGACCGTGACCCTTTACGGGCGACAGGCCGGAATGACGCCCGACGAACTTTACGCCGACATTATGGCGAACGCCCCAGGAGCGACGCGCCCGAACCCGTCCGCCGTCCGCCGCGCCGTCGAACACGCGGCCCGCACCGTCGAGTTGGGCGGCGTGAAGGATTGGGCCGAGAAGAACCGCGCCTCCGCGCCCGCCACCGCGTATGATCGAATATGGAAAGCCCCGAAGGAGCCGACCGCCGCCGAGAAGCGCGAAGCGGCCCGACGCGCCCTTCCGCCGAACA